CCAACACTACTGTATCAAGTTTTAGTACAACATAAGGTGCTGATTGGAATGGAATTCTAGTGTTAACTACAGTTGTGCCTGCAAGAATAAAAGATTTCTGTTGACCTGAAATTGGAGTAAGGTTGCGTGATAGCCCAGCACCATACGGAACTGCATCAGTGTATAACCAAGTGGTGCCATTATTGATAAATCCAGTCTTTAGTGTATGGCGTGTATCGTTGTTGGTCATATTCATACGCACACTATCTTCAACAGCAATCCAACCGTTGTTAGCTTCGTCAAATTTAAACAGTCTGTTAGGTAAGAAGTCTACACGTAAGAAAAAGTCGTTATTAACTGGGTTGCTTGGAAACTGTATTCCAAATCCAAACTCGTAGCCATTAACTGGATAGCCATCGCCTAGCAAGTACCCACTGTATCCGCTACGTTGTGGAACAGCCTGGGCACCACTGGCCGATATAGTAGCACCGGCGTTACTGGCAAGGATGTCTGTTTCATCCGCTGTTTCTAAAACTGGTACGCCAGTGATTGGATCTGCCGCTAGTGTATAAAACTGACGAGTCTCGTATCCGCTCTTAGGAGCATCTAATTCACCTTGTTGTACAACAGCATCGTTGATAGCCAGCTCTTGATTGTAAGTGCTTAACAAATCTTTTAATGTAGTTCCGTTTACAGGATCTCCATTTGCATCCAACGCTGGCTGATTAAAGATTTGTGCAAATTGCTGATTATCAGTGATGCGTTTAAGTTTAAGTCTGTATAGATGTGGGAACCACGTAACACTAAAACCTTCGCTAGCACGACCCACATCTTCAATTACATAGTAACGTGGTAATCCAAAATCAAAATCATTCAGTGCAAAGTCATCACGCAAGTGTGGTAGCTCTAGCACATCGCCACTCATAGGTTTACGGCCTACAAAATTAATAAAATCATTAATATGCACAGTCATAAACAGCGTGTCGTTGTCTATAAACAGGCCAAATTGGCTTAGATTAAAGTCAATGTTTTGTACATTATACAATCCACGAATACGATAAATTTGTGTATCGTAAGTTCTATCACGATTCTCTAAAAATAACAAATCTTGTATGTTTGTTGGAGCAACAGTGGAATAACCGGGCTGATCAGCGGTAGTACTTCCTGGTGCTGTATTGGCACCTAAATACTTGTGGACGTAAACGTCTGTTCCGCCCGCTTGAAACATTTCGCTGGCTTGTCGGTCAATGAACTTGTAGTCATTGCCTTTTTCTGGTTTGTATAAAGATAAACGTGGCATAATGATATTTATCGTTAGCTAAATATGTAAGAGGAACTATTTATGGACGAATTAGCCCCAACAACACAATCTAACAGTACTATAGAGCGAAATAACGTATTCAAGTACGTTAAGCTAATGCTGGGTGACCAGATGATCGAAGTAGAACTAGATCCTGAACACTACGAAGCCGCCTTGGATCGTGCGTTAAATCGTTACCGTCAAAAAAGCCCAAATAGTGTGGAAGAAAGCTACTTGTTCCTTGAATTAATACAGGATCAAAATGAATACAGATTGCCCGATGAAGTTATTGCGGTACGCCAAGTGTTCCGTCGTGCTATTGGTAGCCGTAGCGGTATCGGTGCTGGTGGTACTTTGTTTGAACCCTTTAACTTGGCATATACAAATACATATTTGATGTCAGGATCTATGATGGGCGGACTAGCAACGTATGATGCCTTTGCTGGATATCAAAAGCTAGTTGGCCGTATGTTTGGTAGTTATATCGAATTCTTATGGAAACCAACTACACACATCATAGATATTTTACAACGTCCTTTTGCCCAGGGTGAACAAATCCTAATCCAAAGCTATAATCATAGACCAGATTGGGTCCTACTACAAGACATTTATGCCAAGCAATGGCTAAAAGATTATACTCTTGCAGTTTGTAAAGTTATGCTAGGCGAAGCACGTAGTAAATTTGCTTCAATTGCTGGCCCGGGTAGTTCAATTCAGATGAACGGAGGCGATTTGAAATCAAGTGCTAAAGAAGACTTTGAGCGTCTTGATAAAGAATTAGATACTTACGTAGCGGGCGGATCAGGCTTAACATTCGTTATTGGCTAACAAATAATTTGACCTTGTAACAAAACTGTTATATACTGTATCACATACAGGGGACAACTATGATTATTGGCGTTTGCGGCTTTATCGGTTCAGGCAAGGATACTATTGCCGACTATTTGACTAACTTCCACGGTTTTAGACGAGAATCATTTGCTAACAGTTTAAAAGATGCTGTAGCACAGGTATTTGGTTGGGATCGAACTATGTTAGAAGGCCGTACTAAGCAAGCCCGTGATTGGCGAGAGCAAGTTGACACTTGGTGGGCAGAACGCTTAGATATGCCACATTTAACCCCACGGTGGGTATTACAATACTGGGGTACAGAAGTTTGTCGCAACGGATTCCACGACGATATGTGGATAGCTAGTTTAGAAAACAAATTACGTCTAAGTACAGACGATGTTGTTATTAGCGATTGCCGTTTTCCTAATGAAATTAAATCAATTAAAGACGCTGGCGGCATCGTAATTCGTGTAAAACGCGGAGACGAACCGGTATGGTACAAAGATGCGGTAGATATGAACGCTGGTGAACATTGTATGAACTGGGCATTAGCTAAAAATCGTATGAGTAAATTAGGAATTCACGCTAGCGAAACAGCTTGGGTTGGAACTAAGTTTGATTTTGAACTGGATAATAACGGTACTATTGACGATTTATATACACAGATTAAAGATGTTATAGATCGGGTATCAGATCGCCCTGACGCCAACGAACGCCCTCTTTATGTAGGACTCGAGCGCAGTTAGAGCATACTGTTTTTAAATTTACTGGACGGCAGTTATTAAGATCTCCGTCTACGTGAAATACAACAAAAACTTCTTTATGCGGGCTTTTGAATCCGCACTTATCACAGCTATTTTTTAGTCTGTAGCCCGATGTATACCATCTAGGTATTTTAACTCCCCGTATACAAGCACCGCACTGACTCCTATAAAAAGGCTTACCTTCTTTATAGTAGTTGATAGCTACAGGGCGTAATCCGCACGAACACAGTGGTCTCATATTTTATTTAAGCCTTTTTGGTCACTTTTGGTGGCGTATATAAGCTATAAAAACTCAAAATGCTATAAATACATTTAAGAACAATGTTCAAACGGAGATTCTAATATGGCCCAACTAAGTTCACCAGGCGTAAGCGTAACAGTAGTAGACGAGTCGTTCTACACACCAGGCGCTCCTGGCACAGTCCCTTTAATCGTAGTTGCTTCAGCAGCAAACAAAATGAATTCCGCTGGCACTGGTATTGCACCAGGAACAACTCCAGCAAACGCAGGTAAAGTTTGGTTACTAACAAGCCAAATGGATCTTGGAAATACTTTCGGTATTCCTTACTTCCAAACTGACGCAGAAAACAATCCAGTTAACGCTGGTGAATTAAACGAATACGGTCTACAAGCTGCTTACAGCTTCTTAGGCGTAAGTAATCGTGCTTATGTTGTACGTGCTGATGTTGATACAAGTCAACTAGTAGCTCGCGCAGATGCTCCAACTGGATTACCAGCAGATGGTACATTCTGGTTAGATATTGCAGACAGCAATTTTGGTGTATTTGAGTGGGACGCAGATGCCGCTACAGCAACAAACGGTCAATCATTCCAGCATCAATCAGTAGCTGTTATTACTGATAGTTCATTGGTTAACGACAGTGGTGCTCCTATTGATAGTTATGGACAAATTGGTGCATACGCACTAGTAGCAACATCAACAACAAACACATTGTGGTTTAAGAAATATGCAACTGACGGTATTTTACTTGCTGGTAAGTGGGTAGAAGTTGGTAGCAGTCAGTGGAAAGCAAGTTGGGCAGCAGCTCCAGGCGGTCCAGGTGTTGGCACATTAGGTTATGCAGCTCCGACAACATTTACAGGTTCTATCAGTGGAACAACTTTAACAGTTGCTTCTGGTGTAATTCCTGCAATTCCAGCAGGCGGATTAATGCTAACAAGTACAATCCAAGCTGGTAGCTTTGTATCTGGACATAGCTACACTATTGCTATTTTAGGTAACACAAACTGGCACGCTATTGGTGCAAGTTCAACTCCAAACGTAGGCGAGACATTTACAGCAAATGCTGCTGGATCTGGTTCAGGTACAGCAACAACAGCTGGATTTATTGCTCAAACTACAATTACTGGTGTTATTGACGCAGGTGCAGGTACATATACAGTAACAAGTTATCCATCATTGTTCCCAAGTACTGGAAATGCTACATTCTATATTGCTAACCCTGTAACAGATACATTGACAATTAATGGTGCTTATGTACAAATCCACAGTAACAGTTTATCATCTTTAGCAACAACTATTACTAGCGAATTCCAAAGTGTTGGTATTACAGCTGGTGTTGATGCAAATGGTTATTTGAACATTTACAGTGATGGTACTGGTGCAGCTCAATCAGGCGATGTTCCAGGTAGCTTTACACTAGGCGGAACAGCAGTTGCAAAACTAGGTATGCAATCAGTTACATATCGTCCACCATCATTGAACATTGGGCCACACACAAGTGTTCCTAAATTCAAGACATTAGATGGCTTATCATACGGTTCAAGCATTGGCGGCGGAACTCCTGCTCCAAGCGGCAGCGTATGGGTTAAGTCAACAGCAGTTAACCAAGGTGCTAACTGGGTAATTAAGAAGTATATTGCGGCAACTAACAGTTGGGTACAACAACCAGCTAAACTATTTGCTAATTCAGCTGTAGCTTTAGCAACTTTAGATCCAGCAGGCGGCGGCGCAAACTTAGCGTTTGGTGCATTGTATGTTAAGTATGATGTAATGGAAGCAGCTCCACAAACAGCAGACTTCCTTGTATATGCACGTAGTGGTGCTGGTGCAATGAATATTCAATCTGTAAGATTTACAGATGGATTATTAGCAGCTCTATCATACTCATTTACAGTATCTTACACAATTCCAGGTGCAAGTACATTCCAACCAGCAAGTCCAATCACTGTATCATTTACAGCAGAAACTGGTACTGGTAGCGGAACAGCTAACGCTCGTGCGTTCTTAACAGCTTTTACTAGTGCAGTAAGTGATGCTAATATCAGTGCTGTAATTAATAGCGATAATAGCGTTACAATTACACACGTAGCTGGCGGTGATATTAAGTTTACTGATGGCGGAAACACTCCATTAGCAACTTTATTCCCAGTAGCTTCAACAGCTAACTTATATACAAGTCCTTCAATGGATGCTGATTATGTTGCTAGTTTATGGACTTCAACAGTTGACGGAGTAGGATTTATTACTCCAAGCGTATCAAGTCCAGTAACAGATCCAGCAGATCAAACATTATGGTACAACAGTGATATCACTGAAGTTGACATTTTAGTTAACGCAGGTCCAGGACAAGGTTGGGTAGGTTACTTAACAACAGTTGGACAAACTGTAGTAAATCCAGGTGTTGGTTTTGCAAGTGGAACAACTTCAACAGACCCTGCAGGACCAATCGTAAGTGCTACACAACCAAAAGTACGTAGCGATGGTAAAGGTTTAAATCACGGTGATATTTGGGTTAGCACAGCTGACATCGAAAACTTCCCAATGATTTACAAGTTCAACTTCTTAACTAAGAAGTGGGTACTAGTTGACAATGCAGATCATACAACAAGCGAAGGTATTGAATTTGCTGATGCACGTTGGAATGATAACAGCGCACTAAGCGCACCACAAACTGGTGCTGGTGCTCCTGACTCAATCAAGTCATTGCTACAAAGTAGCTACGTAGACTCTGATGTTATTGATCCAGCACTATACCCAACAGGTATGTTGCTATGGAACTTACGTCGTTCAGGTTACAATGTTAAGAAATATGTTAAGAACTTTGTAGATACACAAGAACTAAATCATCAGTTCTTAGTTGACGCAGCTCCACAACCAATGACAAATTACTATCCAGATCGTTGGGTAAGTGATGCTCCTAACCAGTTAGATGGTGCAGGCACATTTGGACGTAAAGCTCAACGTGCTGTAGTGTTAAAAGCTCTAACAGCTACTATTGAAGCTAATCAAAACATTCGTCAACCAGACACAGTTATCTATAACTTGTTAAGCTGCCCAGGATACTTAGAAACTCTAAGCCCATTAATCAGCTTGAACACAGATAACGGTCAATCAGCATTTATTGTTGCAGATAGTCCAGCACGTTTAACACCAGACGCTACTTCATTGAGCAACTGGGGTAACAACGTAAATGGTGCGGCTGTAGACGGTGAAGATGGTCTAATCGCTACAAACAGCTACGCAGCTGTGTACTATCCTTGGGGTTATACACAGGACTTAACAGGTAACAATGTAGTTGTTCCTCCAAGTCACATTATGTTGCGTACAATCGCTCTAAGCGACAATGTTAGCTATCCTTGGTTTGCACCAGCTGGTGTACGTCGTGGTGGTGTAACAAACGCAAGTTCAGTTGGTTACGTAGATGGACAAACTGGTGAATTCCAAACTGTTGCTTTAAACGGCGGACAGCGTGATACACTAGCTGGAATCCACGTTAATCCAATTACATACCTAGCTGGAACAGGCTTAGTATGTTATGGACAGTACACACGTCAGTTAGTTGCAAGTAGTTTAGATCGCATTAACGTAGCACGTTTGGTAATTTACTTACGTTATCAGTTGAATAAGATTGCTAAACCATTCATATTTGAACCTAACGATACAATTACACGTAACGAAATCAAACAACAAATTGAAAATATGTTGCTTGAGTTAACTGGCCAACGTGCGCTATATGACTTTATCGTAGTTTGCGATAAATCAAATAACACACCAGCTAGAATCGACAAAAATGAATTGCACGTTGACATCGCAATTGAACCAGTCAAATCAGTTGAGTTTATCTATATCCCAATGCGTCTAGAGAACACTGGTGCTATAGCTGGCCTTGGCGCATAATTAGGAGAATATAAATGGCAATCGCAGCATTATCAAACTTTACAGTACCGTTAGCTAGTGACCAGAGCGCAGGCTCACAAGGTATGCTAATGCCGAAGCTGAAATATCGCTTCCGCATTAGCTTTGAAAACTTTGGAAAATCTAGCCCAACAACAGAACTTACAAAACAAGTTCAAGATTGTGGACGTCCAAGTGTTAAATTCGCAAACCAAGTAATTGAAATTTACAACAGTAAGATCAACTACGCTGGTAAGCCAACTTGGGATCCATTGGCAGTTAAGATTCGTGATGACGTTACTGGAGCTGTTACTACATTAGTAGGCGAACAAAACCAGAAACAATTCGACTTCTTTGAACAAAGCTCAGCCGCAGCAGCTGGCGACTACAAGTTTACAACTCGTATTGAAATGCTTGATGGCGGTAACGGATCAAGTGCTCCAGTAGTGTTAGAATCTTGGGAAGTTTATGGTTGCTACTTGGTAAGCACAAACTGGTCAGGCTTAGATTATAAAGCTCAAGAACCAGTAGTTTTAGAACTAAGCATTCAGTTCGACAACGCTGTTCAAGTAATCGGTGGATCATTAGGTTCTCCAACAGCAGTTAGAACTACTCCAGGCGGTACAAACAGTATCGGTAGTTAATAATAGAAAACCTACTTCGGTAGGTTTTTTATTGACTCTTCATTATATGCGCAGTTTATCTTTTCGATAAATATTAGTATGGCCTTTACTCCGAACTCTGCATTACAGTCTACCCCACCTACAATCTTAAAAGATTGGCGTCACGCTGCCAACCTCTTTAATGTAGATCAATTTAGACTAGCACCTAAAAGTGGATTCTTATTCCACGTGGCATTTGGCATTAACCAAGGTGCTTTACAGAATATTAATCTAGTACAACGCTACGGACAAGAGATTAATATGTTAGTTAAAGGTGTAGACTTGCCAAGTTTTACTATACAAACAGAAACATTAAATCAATACAACAGAAAGAAAAACGTACAGAATCAAGTTAAGTACGGTGAAATTAGTATTAAGTTCCACGACGATAATATGGGGTTAATCAACCAGTTGTGGCAGAACTATTTTACATATTACTACGCAGACAGCAAGAGTGCTAATACAGCTGGTGCATATAGTAGAAATGCTACTACAGGTTATAGTTCAGCAATGCCAACTCCTTATGGTTTTGACAATGGCAGTACCCAACCGTTCTTTAACTACATTAAAATTTATCAGATGGCAAGACACGAATATGTTTGTTATCAATTATACAACCCTATAGCAACTAACTGGAACTATAACAAAGTTAGTTATAGCGATCAAGGTGTACACGACTTTGATATGAAAATTGTATACGAAGCTGTGTCATTTAGTCAAGGTGCTGTAGAAGCCGGAACACCAGAAGGATTTGGATTAACACATTACGATACAACGCCTAGTTCATTGACTGGTATAACTACTCCTAGCGATGGTGGACCAAGTTTTGTACAAAGTACTGACACAAATGCACTGGCACCAGGAATACTGGCAAATGCTATTAATTCTGTAAATCAAAATCAAAATACTAGTGGTGGGTTGGGTATTGGTAATTTAGTAGCAGGCACAGCATTAGTCGGTGCTGGCATCGCGGCATTCAACGCTTTAGGCGGAATCAGCGGGATATCTAGTGCGGTTAGTGGTGCAGTTAGTGGAATTAAAGATACATTATTTCCAAGCTCAGATAAAAATGCTAGCGATTCACAAAGCACAGACAACCCTGCAACTACAGATCAAACCAAGGACGATAGTCCAGCACCTACTACACAAGAAGATCAACCAGCTAGTCCATCTAGCGATGATGCAGCACCATTAAATACACAAGACGGTACAGGTACTCCATCAGATCCAGGAAATGACGGATGGGGTGAAGGATAAAAATGAGAACAAACTTACCACAACCAGCAACTAGTAAAAACGTAAAAACATTTTTTGATAATTATTTTTCAAAGACTGTTAGTTTTCCAGCTGAGCAAATTGATGCTGTAGTTGGATTTTTTCTTAAACGCGGTTTTGATACAAATAGTGCCAACAGTATTGCTATTACACTATTAAACCAAGCAAGAAAAGAAAATGTTGCAGTGTTTGCCTTAATAGACAGTTTAAAAAGTCTAACGGATATACAACTAACTCAGGTTGTAACACAAGTGTTAAATGGTAGCAGAGAGAAAACTAGTTTACTAGGTTACAGAATTGCACCAGCAACTGACACTTACGAAAGTCGCAACATTTTAGTCTAATATGGCAAAATTCGCTCGCGGAAAATTTGCGATGAAGCACCCCGAAAAATATGTCGGTACTAAAGTGCCAACATATAGATCCAGTTGGGAATGGAGCTTTATGAATTTCTGCGATAACAATCCTAGCATTATTAAGTGGGCAAGTGAAGCAATTAATATTCCCTACAGAGATCCACTTACCAACAAACAAACCATTTATGTCCCAGATTTCTTCATTCAATACATAGATAAGAAGAATCAAATGTCTGTGGAACTTATAGAAATTAAGCCCGCTAGTCAAACTATTTTGGAACGTGTGGGCAAGAGCAAATACAATCAAGCACAGTTTATAAAGAATCAGGCTAAATGGACAGCCGCTAATCATTGGTGTAAACAACAAGGTATCAAGTTCCGTATTTTAAACGAAAATGATATCTTCGCCGGTGCAAAATAGATAAGTAACTTTATGACAAAGAAACTAGAAGAAATCTTAAATCTGCCAGAGAGCAAGAAAATTGTCAAGGCAGAAGAAAAAAAGCAAATCAAAGCTGATATGGCCGCGCCATTTTTGAGAGACATATCTGAGTTTGATAAAATCTCAGCGGCACTTCCGCAAGTCAAAGGACTGGGCGACGCTGGCGATAATGAGCTAGATGAACTGGCTAAAAAAGCTACAGATGCTTACGATGATATTATGGACTTGGGAATGAACGTGGAAGCACGTTACAGCGCACGTATGTTTGAAGTAGCAGCAAGTATGCTTAAGAATGCCATCGATGCTAAGACAGCAAAACTTGATAAAAAGTTAAAAATGATTGATCTACAGCTTAAAAAGCAGAAGATTGACCAAGATGCTAACAACGCAGACGACGGTGTAACAATACAAGGCGATGGTGTTATTATTTCAGATCGTAACAGTTTGCTAGAAAAATTAAAGAATTTGAAATAAATACTATACTGGGATCACACTATGAAATCATTTAAACAATATCTATCAGAAAGCACAAAAGTATACGAATTTAAGGTTAAAATTGCTGGCGATTGCCCAAGCGATTGCTCTAGCAAAATCAAAGCCGCTCTTGCACAATTCCACGTAGCTAGTGTTAGTTCTGGTAAGAGCACACCAATACAAGAACGTCAGGCAGAGTTTCCTGAGCACAAGAATGTCAATATGACAATTTTTGATGTAACAGCACACTACCCAGCAACTAGCAAACAAGTACGTGATATGGTAAGTGAACGTTTAGGTATTTCATTAAACAACGTAAAAGTTAAGAATCAATTTGAAGAATTAGAATACGAGATTAATCACGAACACGATGAAAAATCTGGTAAAGCATTGTTAGGTACAGACTACGAACAAACTAACCATCAAGATGTTGTTGGTGACAAACGTAAGATGAGTTTCCTAGCATCTATTAGTAAAGAAAAACACGAAGGAAAAGAATACAGCGGTGTTAACGATGAATTATTTCCTAAAGCTGCTAAAGTAAAAGCACAGGCCGAGATGGCTACAGAAACTAAAGCTGGAAAAAGCGTAGTTGGCTCTAGCAAGGTGAAACTTCCAACAGTTGGAGCAAAATAATGAACTATAAAGATTTAATGCAGAAATTAGCTGCTATTGAAGAAGGTAAGCAAGTTAACGAGATGGGTATTCCAATGCCAGGTATTATTGCTCAAGCAATTCATCCTGAACAACCTAAACAACAAGACAACGTTACAATGAACGTTAGTATGAACGGTTCAGGCGCAGGTGGAATTAAAGACCTAATGGATATTTTACGTGCTATAGAGCACGGCGAAGAACATCACGCAGAACCAGAACACGGTGCAACAGTTCACCCAGATACACACGGTGAACTAGGCAATATGATTTTTGGTGAACCAGAAATGCACGATCACGATGAGCCATTGTTTGGTGGTGAAGATGAGCCTGTAGAGGAAACAATGGGCGATGATGACGAGCATTTTGCTAATAGTGCCCACGGCGGATCTGGCACCCATACACACGGTATTGATGCGGTAACTGCCACTGGTGATGATTTGCACAAAGGAACAAAGGGTATTCCACGTTATAGTCCAGGCAACAATACATTAAAAGTTAAAGAAGGTCTAATTGAAAAATTAAGTAGTTTATATAACGAAGTTAAAACACGTGAAGTTCTAGAAGAAAATGTACACTTAGATGAAACAGGCGCAACATTTAAACACATCCTACATACATACAAACGTGACGTTATGGACTTTGAAAATGGCGGCGAAATGAGCGATAGCTTGTATGATGCACTATATGACTATTACTTTGACGATATGCCATACGGTGTTAAGAAAGCTCGCGACGGCGATCCATATGAGTGGATTGGCGATCGTTTTGCAGATGATTTAGGCATTAGTGAAACAGTAGCAATGAATCAACAAGTTGAAGAAAATCAAGCAGGGCACGATTATCAAACTGGTGAACCATTAAAACAAGGTCCAGATGGTAAGTGGCGTAATAGCAAAGGCGAAGAACGTGATCCATTAAACGGTGGACCGATTAATCCAGGCGGCGGCGCCAAGTTCAGAAGCATAATGTCAGTTCCTGTTAAAGAAGAACGTACAGAAGAAAAAGATGAAAAGGGCAATGTAGTTCGCTGGAAAGAAGAAGGCGAATGGGTTAAGGCTAAAGACAAAGAAGGCCGTGGCAAAGTAACTAACCTAAGCGATAAGGCTCGTCGTGAAAGTGAAAAAATGTCTAAGAAAGACGTAAAAGAAACCGCTCATCACGAAGACGACGAAGAGAAAAAGATTCGACACCTAATGCGAAAATACGGTTGGAGTCGTCAAGAAGCATTAGAGTATTATCACTATGAAGAACACGATCCTAAAGATTATGAAGATATGGAAGAATCTGCTAAATGGCGTGATCCTAAATACAAAGGCCAATTGTTTACTCAAAAGAAAGGCGACAGTGATGATTACGATCATATAGATTATGGATACGGGATGAAAGAAAGACCTAAAAAAGATCCTGGACAAAAACGCTCTACATTTGATAGAGATACTGTATGGACAGATCCATTAGATACTAGAAGTAATTTACCTAAACATCACAATGATCCTGAGAACTGGGGGTATGGTAGTATCTCTAGTAAAGGCGACTCAAAAGGAAAACTTACGGCTGATAGAAGAAAGCGTATGAAAAATGATATTCGAGGAAGTTTAGGACAACACCATACTCCAACCTTACCAGAACAGATGAATGAAAGCAAAGAATTAACCGATATCATTGCATTGACTAAGTATTTAAAAGGTTAAGTTTCGTCGCAGTTAGCACCCTGTCCAAGGTGCCAAATAGACCCCCCGGGGTCTATTTTTTTGATTAAATAAACATATGGCAAAAAGTCTCGACGGGGTCTTAACAAAAAAGGCTCACACTAAAGAAAAGTTTACAGAAGAACAAGTTGAACACTTGATGAAGTGTGCCGACCCTCAAACTGGCTATTTACATTTTGCCAAAAACTTTTTTCATATTCAGCATCCGGTAAAAGGCAAAGTAAAATTTGAACCTTTTGAATACCAAGTAAGATTGTTATCTGCTTATCACGATTATCGTTTTAATATTAATATGCTACCGCGCCAAAGCGGTAAAACAACTTGTGCAAGTGCATACTTACTATGGTACGCAATGTTCCATCCAGATCAAACTATTCTAGTGGCCGCACACAAATACACAGGATCACAGGAAATTATGCAACGTATACGTTATGGATACGAACTTTGCGATGATTATATTCGTGCAGGTGTGGTAAATTATAATAAAGGGAGTATTGAATTTGAAAACGGATCAAGAATTGTTTCAGCTACTACTACTGGTAACACCGGTCGTGGTATGTCCATATCCTTACTTTATTGCGATGAGTTTGCGTTTGTTCAGCCCAATATTGCAACTGAATTTTGGACCTCAATTTCACCAACCTTGGCAACAGGTGGACGAGCAATTATAACAAGCACACCTAATAGTGATGAGGACGAATTTGCTATTATCTGGAAAGAAAGTCAAGACAAATTTGATCAGTACGGCAATGAAAAAGAAGATGGCACCGGCCGCAATGGATTCCACGGATTCAAAGCTGACTGGTTTGAACATCCAGATCGCGATGACAAGTGGAAAGAAGTTGAAATGGGCCGTATTGGTGAAGAACGCTTCCGTCGTGAGTATGGGTGCGAATTCCTAGTATTTGACGAAACACTTATTAATTCCTTAAAACTAGTTGAACTGGTGGGCAAAGAACCTAATTTTAAGATGGGACAGGTTCGTTGGTGGAAAAAACCTGAACCGGGCAACGTATACCTAGTAGCACTGGATCCTAGCTTGGGCACAGGCGGAGACTATGGAGCTATTGAAGTATTTGAAATGCCCAGTATGATACAAGTTGCAGAGTGGCAACATAACATTACACCTATACAACAACAGGTCAAAATCTTTAGGGATATCTTAAAATACATATCTGACGAAATAGGCGGTGAATCTTATAATCAAATATACTATAGTGTAGAAAATAATACAGTGGGCGAAAGTGCGTTAGTTGTTATTGATAACTTAGGAGAAGAAACGTTTCCGGGTATTTTCCTAAGTGAGCCTCTTCGTAAGGGCAATGTACGTAAATTCCGCAAAGGATTTAACACTACATTTGGCAATAAAATATCTACCTGTGCCAAGGTAAAATTCCTAATAGAAGAAGGAAAAATGACACTATATAGTCGTCCTTTAATCAGTGAACTTAAAACATATATTGCAAAAGGTACTACATTTGCGGCTAAAGAAGGGCAACACGATGACTTAGTAGCGGCATTACTGCTAGTAGTACGTATTAGTCAAGTACTAGCAGAATGGGATCCAGAAGTGTTTGAACACTTAAAAGTTACTAGCGAATGGGTCTCAGATACCGAGTTTGAGCCGCCATTGCCTATATTCATATCAACGGGCATCTGATAAATATACTATGAACACGAATTTAGATAAAATTGCATTAGATTTGTACGGAAAGATACAAACACGTTTTTCAGATATTAAAATGGGAGACGAACACGCAGGAGTCTTAAGCAAAAAAGCTGACATTCCTAAAGCTCGCTTCTTTGAGTTTGAATACAAAGAAAACGGTTATCCGTTAGGTACCATTGCTATTACTTTAGACGAAGATGATGGCATTGTAGTACAAATCAGTGGTGATATTGCAAATAAAAAACACGAAGGTGCTTTTAAATTTATTCGTAGCTTTAGACAATTTGCTAAAGATCGTTTAATTAATTTTGATGTGCAGAACATAGGCAAAGACAATCTTGATAAACGAGATTATGAGTTTCAATCTAAGCCCAAGGAAGAACCAATGGAACCAATGATGGAAAGTAAATTATATGGTACAACTCGTATGAGTTACCAAGACTTGGGAGAAACCAAGTTGATCGTTAAACACAGTCAGGTTATTAATCCTGATTTGCCAGCAGGCCGCACAATGCACATTGAAAGCATTTATGTTGAAAATGCAGACGGAGAACGTTTCAAGTATCCATATAAGCATCTTAATGGTGCTCGTGCATTGGCAGAACATTTAAAGCACGGTGGCAATCCTTATGATCCAATTGGACAGTACATCAGTAGTTTAAGTGAAGAACTTGCACAACTGCGTAAGTTTAAAGGTTATGTATCACGTAACACTAACTTGTCAGAAGCAATGGGCGATATTACAAGTAAGGTAATGGAACGTATCGAACAGGTTAAGAAAGAAGTTGCTGGTTTACAACGCACAGCATACTACACACAATTTGCAGAATCATTTGAAGCACGTGAAGAACAAATGATTCCAGAAGAAATTATAAGTGATTGGATTGATCGTTTAACAATCCGTTCATTCAATGAAGATTTACGTACAGCGTTCCCATATATATTCCGTTTAGTAGATGAAACACAACTTCCAGTTAAAGATTTAACAGCAGACGATTTACTAGATGAAGTATTTGATGGTGATAAAGAAACTGGTACTACACACAAAGGTGGTAAAGTTGAAAAAACTAAACACGGTGTAAAACATACTAAAACTGATTATGAAGACGGTAACGGTGAAAAAGGACGCAAGCCTAGCGAAGAAGGTCCAAAGAGTCGCTATAAACAGACTCCAACATTAGATCCAGAAGATCAATTTGAAAGTTTCTTAGACAGTATTGTTAACGAAGACGAAGAGACACAAGAAGGCGAAAACGGTTTATTCAGTCCTAACAAATCAACACAACAGGCCGCAATTCAAAAGTTCAACGAGATAATGAAAACTGAACTTAAAGGTGGACCAGAAGGTATCAATGTTATCGATAGTTTAAAAGGACTTATCGATGATCCTGAATTCTTAGAAAAGATGAAAGACATTGATCCAGATTTAGATGCACGTGGTGTTATTCAAACAGAATTAAACACAATGGCTAAAACAAGTCCAGACATTGCAAGAATTATTCCGCAATTAGATTTTAAAGGTGACGAGCAAATTGGTGGTCAAGAAGTACCTCCAGAAGCAGCTCCTCCTGCACCACCTGAAGCGGCAGCACCTCCTGCTCCTCCAGAAGGCGCACCACCAGCACCTGCTCCTGAAGCTGGTGCAGTTCCTCCAGCACCACCAGAAGGCGCACCTCCCGCACCAATGGCAGAAGGTGTAAATCGTAAACGCGAGGGAATGTTAAAAGTTATTAACAAGGCTAAAAAAGCTGGTGCTAAGTTAGATACGACAATTGACTTAGGTCATAGATCAATGACGCTACACGACTGTATCCGTGAAAGCGGCCTAACAGCACAAGAATGTGGATTTGATGATAGCGGCGATGAAACTAGCGGAGATCCAGTCAAGGATATGCTAAAAAGTGTTAGCGGTTTTTGGAATGCCCAGGAAAGAAACTTTACTATTGGCGGAACACGTTGTAAGACTAAGATTATTAAAGATTTCAAAGATGGAATGTTTAAAGGTGCTACACCAGAAGATGTACATAAAGTCTGTGCGTTAATTGATAAAATGGATCCAAGCAGTAATCATAATCAGGCGCTTGGCGATATTAAACGCCTAGCCGGTGTTAAACACGCTGGAGTAATTCATCATCAACATTCTCCAGAAGTAGAAGTAGACGAAGCTTCTGAGCAAGATGATTTTGCTAAAATGATGGCACAATTCCAACAAATGCACCCACAAGCAGACATTGGTAAAATGATGCAACAAGTTCAAAACGACCCAAATGCTAAGATTACACGTAGCAACACAAGCAGTGGTACTATCAATGGTAAATCTGCAAGTTATGATGATGCTATGAAACAAATGCCTAAAATAAACTTTGGCGGACAAGATTTTGATATGAACCATCCAGATCAAATGGGTGATAAAATTAAAGGTATGATGGGCGGTATGATGGGAAAGATGCAAGGTCAGATGCCTAATCAAGATGTAGAATTTCCAGGTGGCAAAATGAACCCACAAGATATGATGAAAGGTATGATGGGTAAATTTGGAATGCAAGAATCAGACGAATTGTCGACTATACTTAAAATCGCAGGAGTTAAAAAATGAAAAAAGTTACAGAACAACAACTACACGAAGCAGTAACTCGCTTGCGTAGTAAGATGGCCGAAGATACACTAAATGAAGTAGACTGGGGTGCAATGGCTAACAATGCTTGGAAGGGCATTAAAGGTGCAGGTAGTGCAATTGGTAACGCACTAAACACAACCGGCGGCAAAATAGCAGGCGGTGCAGCATTGGGTGCAGGTGCGTTAGCAGCTGGACAAGCACTAGCAAAACCAGGTACTCCAGCGGCAGGTGCTAATTCAAATCCAGCCACAAAAGCATTACAAGATAAATTAATTGCGGCAGGTGCAAAAATTAAAGCAGACGGAATTATGGGTCCAGCAACACAAGCGGCTATGAAACAATTTCCACAAGCAGCTGGCGGCAGTGCAGCAGAAACGGGAACTACGGCAACAGCGGCACCTACAGCAACAGCGGCACCTACAGCAACAGCGGCACCAGCAACTGATCCTAATGCGGCTGCAGCTAAAGCAAGTGCTGGCGGAGCAAATATGGCTTTAGTACAAAACCGTGAGCAAATGGTTCCAGGTAGTACTGGAAGTTCAGAAGAAGGCGGAGTTACTTACGCTATTGACGATGCAGGTACTAAGTTAGCAAAAATTAATCCACAAACACAAAAGTGGGAAAAGATTGCGGCAGCACCTGCACCAGCGGCGACTGGTAGTGCAGCTTTAGATGGAACTAAGCCAGGTGCAAATCCAGCTACAACAATTCCAGGTGGGCCACAGACAGCG